GGGTTGATCAAGATCCAGCCGTGGCGGTACCTGAACGCTAACGCTCCGGCCGGGTTCTTGGAAAAGTCCAGCGTGTGGGCGTCCACCACCCGGACGCCCCGAGGTAACGACTCCGCGAAGACGACCTCGTACTCCTGCATGCTCACTTAGTGCCCTTGCCCTTCTTGCGGATGGAGCGCCGTGCCTTGACTGCCTTCTTGACCAGCGACGGAGACGCCTTGGAGACCAGGCTGTTCGACGTGAACCGGCCGCCGTCCTGGGAGGTGACCGTGGGCACCGTGGTGACCTCGGAGCCGCCCCCGAAGTCGGCGGACACCCCCAGCTCCACCGTTGCGGGCTCCTCCAGCACGGAGCGGATCAGGGCCATCGGCTGGGACAGGTTGACGTTGTTGCGCAGCTGGTCGTTCTGCGCCTTCTGCTGGGCCTCGAAGGCGTCCAGCAGCCGCTGCTGAGACGGCGTCAACGGGCGTCCAGCCTTCTTGTCGGCCAGGGCCAGCTTGGTCGCCTGGGACACCAGCTGCTGGTGCGCCTTGCGCTTCGCGGCGGCCTGCTTCGTGGCAGCCGTCTTCGCCTTCGTGGCGGCAGTAGCCTTCTGCTTGGCGGCCTTCGCCCTCGCGGCAAGAGCCTTCTTCACGGCAGCGGCCTTCTGCTTCGCAGCACGCTTCGCGGCGGCAGCGGCCTTCTTCTTGTTGGAAGCAGCCTGCTTGGAAGCCTTCTTCGCGTCGGCCTGCGCCTTGTTCTGGTACGCCTGTTTGATCGCGTCCTTGGTGGCCGCGTCGTGGCCCACCATGTCCTTGATCTCCTGCGAGGACTTGTTCTCCTGCGACGGTCCGACCGGCTGCCCGGCGCTGTTGACCGGCACCCAGCCGTGCTTCCAGCCCGTGGCACCCGGGGGCAGCTGGTGGCGGCCCTTCTGGTACTGGTCGTTCTTCGGCTTGCCCTTGCCCTTGGGCGGAGGCGCTGCCTTGCCCTTGCTGGGCTTCCCGGTGGGCTCGGCGGCGATCTGCGCCAGCTCAACCGGCTCGGAGCCGTCCAGCACGGAGCGCAGGAGGGCCATCGGCTGGCTCAACTCCTGGGTGCGACGCGCGTCCTCCTGGTCCCGGTAGTACTGGTGCAGACGGTCCTGCTCGTTCTCCCAGGCCAGGTCGTCCCGGAAGATGTCGACCGTCCCGTGGAGATCCCGGCTGCGCTTGTAGTGGGCGATCGTGCTGTCCAAACCGTGGGCCAGGGCCGGGGACTTGGTGTTCTTCCGGGCCTCTTCCAGGTGGGCGATGGCCCCCTCGTGGTCTCCGGCTTCGCGCAGCTTCTCCGCGTGGGCTCGGACCGCACGGTCACGGGCGATGGCCTTGGGGACGCCCTTCTCCATCGGCAGGTCGTTGCCGTGCTCGTCCACCGGGATCCAGCCGTGGCGGAACCGGAAGGCCTTGCCGACCGCCGACAGTTCGATGGCCTCCGCGTCCTCCTGGGACAGTTTGACCTCGCCCTTGTTCGGGGTGGCCTTGGCCTTTGCCTTGGCGGCCTCCCACTGGGCGACGGCAGCGGTGGCTGCGGCTCGGACCTCGGGCTTGACGTCGCCCCGGCCGGTCGCCCAGTTCTGCACGACGCCGATCGCGGTCTGGATGGCCCGGGACTTGTCCATGCCGCGCTTCTCGATGAGAGAGTGCGCGATGTTCTGGATGTAGGGCGGAAGGTTCAGCGATCGGTCGTGGAACAAACCGGGGCCGCCCGGCTTTCCCAGCGGGTGGGGCGTGGTCGCTAACTCCCCTGTCTCAGCGCTCATGTCGGTTCCTCGCCGTGCCGGTCAGTCAGCTCAGTGGAATGCGGCGAGCTTGATGGTGACGGCGGACGCGGTGACCTTCACGGTGTCTCCGGTGATGGAGTACGGGAAGTCGCCGGGGCCGAACAGGTAGATCGTCGTCGGGTTCAGCGTGTACTGCTTGTCCGGGACGGTGAGACCGGTGGCCAGGGTGACATTGGACTTCACCGTGATGGTGCCGCCCGCCGATCCCCCGTCCACGTAGAGCCAGGTGGCGCCGTCGTTCTGGAAAGTGTTTCCGGTGAGGTCTGCTGCGACCGGGCCCAGGGTGCTCTGGCCGACCGGCGAGGCCGAAAGGACGGTTAACGCGGTGGACATAGTGCGGTCCCTTTCACGTGAATTTTGATACAGGCATGCCGGATACCAAACTACCCGTTTAACCGTCAATCTGGGAGGCTAGTACCTATACGGGAAAATTTCCACCGAGGTGTGCGGGGAGTTCTGTTACCACGGGTTTTCCGGGGTATGCCGGGGTCGGATAGCAGCGGCAGTAGACGTGCCGAGCCCCGGGATACAGCCCACCGGGCGGGTTGCTCGCGTCGAAGTTCTTCCCGATGAGCCAGCGGCAATCCGGGGTGGTCCGGTCGTCCAGAATTCCGCCCCAGCCGAGGGTGCCTTCTCCGGTGTGGTCGGACATGTTCAGGGTCTTCTTGGCTGCGTCGGTGCGTCGCTGGGAGGCTTTCAGGTGGGCGGCAAAGAGCGCCTTTTCCCGCTTGAGCCCGGTCTGGAGGTCGGGGGCGTCGGCGAGTCGCTTGATGGCGTTGATGAGGTAGGCGGCTCGGAACTTCTGGTTCTGAGCCTTTACGGCGGCCAGTGGACCGCCCTTACCGGCGCCCTTTTTGCCCGGCTTGTACTTGATGGCTGCGAGGGCTGCCAGAGCGAGCTTTTTCGGGGTTTTCAGGGCTGCTGAAATAGCCCCCACCGCCGTGATCAGGGGCGGACCCGCCGCGAGTACGGCAGCCACCGCAGCAATTTCAGCGGCATTTCCCGATGAATCGCTTTGGGCCTTTTGCTGCGCTTGCTCCGCCATGCTTCCTCCGTCTACTATTCCTTTCGGGTGGTTGGGTAATCGAACCCCCGTCAGTCGTAGCTCTGCTCCTGACGGGGGTTCGGTTTTTTATTTCCCGCCCTTGGCGGCTGCCGCCTTCTGCTGGACCATCGACGCCGCCTTGTTGATCTTGGCTCCGGCCTTCATCATCTCGGTCTTGCCCTGCGCGTTCGCCGCACCCTTGGCGGCTCCGGCCTGCGGGCCTCCCTGGGCGGCCAGCTGCTTCTGAGCCTCCAGGCCCACCTGCTTGGTCTGAAGGTCCAGCTGCATGCGCTGGTCGAGGCGGTCCTCCAGCTCGGAGAACTCCTTGTTGACCTCATCCATGGGCATATCGAGGTAAGTACCCATCATGCGGGTCAATTCGGTCATGAAGGCCTGCGGGACACGCAGTTCGGTCGGCGTGGTGCCGAAGCCCAGCAGCAGGGCCTTGACCGTCTCAAGGTCGCCCTCGGACAGCGGCCCGAACTCGAAGGTGGGGCAGGTCGCCTGCGGCCCGAAGTTGTACATCACCAGGTCGGCGATCACGAAGTTCGTGATGGACTCCGCCAGTTCCTTGGCGGTGCCGGTGAGCGACTGGAGGAAGAAGTCGCTCTGGTCCTTGGACAGGGCGTACGAGCCGCCCGGGGAGTCCGGGAGGTTGGTGAACCCGGCCAGCACGCTCGCGGCCATCTGGTTGTCCAGGTAGTTGATCATGTCCTGGAACAGCCCGGCCGCCGAGGTACCCAGCTCCAGGGTGTGCACGTCGATCTCGGACGATGTGCCCAGCACGCCACCGTTCTTGACGTAGCGCAAGGCCTGCGCGTACTGCTTGGCCCGGGTCTCGTCCTCCGCCTTGACCACGTAACGGCCGGTGGCGTTGGCCTCCAGGAAGGTGGCCCACAGGAAAAGGATCTTCTGCTTCTTGTCGTGTAGCCAGTAGATCAGCTCCATGTCGCTGTCCCCTCGGGCAGCGTTGATGTGCTGATTGTTCAGGTGCACCCAGGAGTACTGGGCGGGGATGTCCACCCAGATGTCCGGCCAGACCGCGCCGCCCACGGACACCGGGCGCTGCCGGAAGCCCCGGAAGGATCCGGTCTTCGGGTCACGGGCGATGGCCACGGTGGACGGGGACCGGAACGCCAGCTTCTCGTAGACGATCTTGCCGTTCCGCTCCGTGAAGACCTTCTCGAAGCAGGCCTTGCGGTAGGTGCGGGCGGACAGGGCCTGCGCGATGAGCAGCCTCATCGGGGTCTTCATGCCGCCCTGGTTCGCGGGCTTGGTCAGGGCGTCCTGGATGAACGCGGCCTCCCCCTTGTCGCCGGAGCCGGGCACGATCTTCCACGGCGCCGAGCGGATCGGGAGGGTCAGCACGTTCTGGATGGTGCGGGCCTTGCCGTCCCGCTTGAGCATTTCGTCCAGGTCGAGCGATTCGTATTCGCGCTCGTCCAGGAGAATGCGCCCGGGAACTCCGGACCAGGTGGCCGCGAAGGAATCGGACCACCCGTAGATGCTGCCCTCTTCGACGTCCAGTGCGACGTCCGGGGCGCCCTTGACGGTCTTGGTGAGGTCTGTACCTTCAGGCGGGTATACGGGGGCATACGGTGACGCCGTACCTGCCTGCGCAGGCAGGTCGTCGTTTAACGGCACATCCGCCACGAGGGTCCCCTATTCCTATGATCCAGTCCGGTTTATGCTATCCGCGCGATCCATTTCACTACCAGCCGGAGTGCTGCATATCCGCTGTGATATCCCACTTCTCCACGATGGGGACCTCCTCGGCTTCCATATTCGGCACGTAGCGCTCCCCCGGATCCTTCCAGTCGGAATCCTTCAGCTCCTCGGCACTCACGATGGAGGAAGGCATCCAGTACGCGTGGATGAGGGCGTCCGCGCGGTCGGTGGACCGCCCGAGCCGGGCCCGGATGTCGTCCTTCTTCTCGATCTTGTACTTCGGGGTGCCCGGCTGCGTGTCGAACCGGGGACAGGTCAGCTCCGCCAGCAGCTTGTCGTCCCTCGGGAACGCGATCTTCGCCCCGCCCTTGCGAGACGGGTTCAGCAGCTCCCGCAGGTTCCACCAGGCCGCCGCCCGGTCGTTCACGAAGGTCATCTTGCCGGTGGTGTCCTTGCGCCCAGACTGCGCCGCCGCAATGAACGCGTAGGTGTCCTGGGAGTCTCGGCGCAGCTTCGCGACCACACCTGAACCCACGCCGATGCCGTCCACGACATACTTGGCGTTGGTGGGTGCCCCGTGCAGGACCGCGATCTCCTGGAGGTCATCCGCCGTGGTCAGAGGGTCCTTGGAGGGGAACGCGATCAGCTCGCGGACCACGTCGCCCTGCCGGACGGCCGCCACCGTCTCGTCCTCGCCGCCGTCCGAGATGTCTGCGCCGATCACGATCTCGCCGACCTGCTGCTGCTTCGGCTCCACCAGGCACACCGGCTCGTCGGTGTCCGGGTCGATGACGTACGTGCCGTCCCGCCACTGCTCCCACCGGGCCATCGCGGCTTCCGCCCATGCCAGCGGGATGACGCCCTCGGAGGACGTCTCGGGGAACAGGGCCCGCACCTTCGACTTGAACAGGCTGGAGTCCCGGCCCCAGCCGGTCATCGACTCGTAGACCCAGGTCGGGCCGACCAGCGTCTTCTTGAGGGTGTCGGAGACCTCCTCGGTGGAGAAGGGGATGCCCTCCTCCTTCATGTACTCGACCAGCTTGGGGTACCGGGAGCAGGCCTCTTCGGTCATCAGCGGTGACCTGAGGGCGTCGATGCGGATCTTGTTCCACTTCTCGCCGAGCGGGGACTCCGGAGAGCACACCTGGCGGAAGTGGGAACCCGGGTCGGTGGGGTTTCCGATGGCCAGCACCCGGGAGGCCTCGTTGGTCACGAGGGAGTCCACGGCGTCCCAGATGGACCTGTCGACGCCGCACGCCTCATCGATCACCACGAGGATCTTCTCCGCGTGGAAACCCTGGAACGCCGAGTCTTCCTTGTCCGGGGGCTTCTGGCCGATACCGACCAACTCGCCGTTGATCTTCCACGAGGGGATCGGGCTGGACAGGATCTGGCCCGGCAGGGAGTAACCCCGCTCCTTGGCCAGGTTGTGGGCGCGCTGGATGTAACGCCAGAGAATGGACGCCACCTGCCGGGCGGTCGGCGCGGTGGTCACCAAAAACACCTGGTCCATCGGAATGGTGGCAATCCACCAGGCCGATAACCGGGATGCGAGGTGGGACTTTCCGGCCGCGTGACAGGACTGGACGGCAGTGAATCGGTGGTCCCGGACGGATTCGCAGATCTCCGTCTGCATGGACCACATGTCCTCGCCGAGAACATCGTTGACCCATACGGCCGGATTGCGGTGAGAATCCTTTTTCGCCTGTAATTCGTACAGCGTGGCCAGCCTGTCGGCCCATGCCATTTGCGCCACGCCCGACCTCTTTCTCCAGCAGACAGCGCCCGTGCGTGATCATTGTACGGAATTCTGTCAAGATGCCGGAAATGACGAAACCCCGGTCCGTTGAGAGACCGGGGTTTCGAGGCAGTTGTGAAAAAGAGAGACCCCTCGCGGGCGACGATCTCGGCTGCCTGCCCTCAGGATAGCTGCTAGCCCTCACCCTCGGGTAAGTACGCGATGTCCTCCAGAGTGTGCCGCTGCATCTGGAGGCGCTCCTCCTCCTTGATCCGCTTGACCAGCGCCCGGTCGGCCAGCTCCTCCTTCAGGGACGCCCGAGCGGCCAGGGACCGGGCCTGCCCGGTGAAGAAGCTGGCAGCCCCCTCCAGGATCAGGCCGACCGCGTTGAACAGGTCGATGACCAGCGTCGTCGGCGTCCACCTCAGCGCGCCCTCATCCGGCTCCCCCGCAGTCGACAGCAGGTGCACGACGGCCGGAGGCAGTTCCTCATCCTCGGACTCATACGGGTCAGACATGGCAGAACCTCACTTTCACAGAATCACGAGGTCGGACCAGCCGTCCGGACCCGCAGAGAACACCAGCAGCCCGGCCCGAGAGTCATCGCCCGTCCGGTTCGTGAACCAGGTGCTGCCGTTATCGAGCGCAGGCGCCTGGAGCCACGTTTTTCCGGATCCGACCTCTTCGGCCCGGAAGTGGTGGAAATGCCCGGTAAGGAGGATCCGCGCCCCGGCCACCGGCTGCTCACCGAACGTCTGCCCGCGCCACCAGTCCACGACCTTCGAGGGGTTGCGCACCTGATGGCCGTGGGCCAGGCCCACCACGGTCCCGGCGACATCCAGGGACACCGTCTCCTGCCACGCCTCCGGCAGGACGAACTTCACGTGCCCGTAGGCGTCCTCGTTGCAGGCGAAGGCGTCCGCGACCTGCTGCATCGTCTCGATGCCCCAGTCATCCGAAGGCGGCCCCACGGTCTTGCCGTTGATGCGGTGCTGGGCGTGGTTGGAGGCGCACACCGCAGCCGTCACAGAGTCGAACTGCCGGGCCAGCCGGTTGAGTCCGTCGAAGGTCAGCCGCCTGTGCAAGCGGACCATCTCCGTCATGGTCAGGTCGTTGGTGGCCAGCTGGGAGGCGACGTTCTGCTGCCCCTCGATGCAGTCCCCGGCGTCCATCCAGTACGCCGAGTCCACTGGGCGGCCGACCGCCTTGAGGTCTCTCGTGTGGTCCTGGAGCCGGTCGAACTTCTCCGCGATCCGGGCCAGCAGCTCGGGGGTGCCGCCCCTGCGATCGACCTTGCCGGTCTGGGGGTCGGAGTAGGCGATGACAAGGCCCCGAGAAGCCGCTACAGGGGCCCTACGGGTGCGCTTGACGCGCATGGCGTCCCGAACCATCGCCGCGATGTCCTCGGCCCCGTAGCCGCCCAAGGAAGACGGCGCCACCCGGAACTTCAGCCGCCACACGGCCTGGGTGATGGCGTCGGCACCTTCGCCGGAGCGGGTCCAGGCGGCCGGGTCGTACTTGGCCTCGGTGAGCTGCACGGACCAGCCTTCGGGGACCGCGAGCCCGAGTTCTTCGACGGCAGCCTTCCAGGCGGTGGGATCCTGCGGGCTGGCCTCGGTGGGGGCGGTGACAACGGTCATCGCGCCGGAGGGATCGAACGCCACCCCGGGCTGCCACTCGCGGCCCACAGGAGCCGTGGGGACGTGCCCGGCGCTGGAGGGCCCGGCCTGCCCGCTGGGGAGCCCCAGTAGGCCGTCCAGAGCCGCTGAGAGCCCGCTCACGCGGCTTCCTTGGGGCACCGGCAGCCGGAGGACGCCCCGCGCTTGCGGTGGCGCAGCACGGTCTTGTCGGCGATGGGGTGGCCGTTGCGGGTCATGGCCTCGGCGATCACCGAGCCGGGAATGTCGGGGTTGTCGATGACGCGGCAGAGCGCCGTGCATTCCTCGTCGCTGAGCTGGCCCATGATGCGGGCCACGGTGCACTGGGGGCCGGGGTAGGTGCCTCCCCGGGATTCCACGCTTCTCAGGTCGTCTACGAGACTCATGATCCCCTACAGGTGCTACAGGTCCCGTTTAAGTGGACCGATTGTTTCCGGCGACATTCACGGTAGCGTACGAAACACGTTTACCAAAGCTGTCAAATAGCCCTGCAAGTAACGCTGCAAAAACGCCGGAGTACGAGGGTAGATTGAACCTGCAACCGGTATCCCGTATGCTGCGTCCGCTCTTATGGGCCAACCAGCGCCCATAGAGCCTCAATTCACCTCATGGGGGGACCCAGATGACCCAGCAGTACCCGCCGCAGCCCGGTCACGCCTACTACCAGCCGCAGCCCCAGCAGCCTGCCCCGCAGCCCCCGAAGAAGAAGCGGAAGTGGCCGCTCGTCCTCGGCGGCGCGGCCGTGCTCCTCGTGATCGGCATCGCGGCCTCCTCCAACGGCAGCAAGGGCGGCACCGACGACACCGCCTCCCCCGCCCGGCCCACCCTCGCCGCCTCTGGCAAGGCCGCCGCGAAGAAGCCCGCCGCTCCGGCCGCTCAGTCCCCGGCCCAGGAGTTCAAGGCCTACGTGCAGGCGCACGGCACGGCCACCGAGAAGGCCGCTGCCGCGCACATCACCAAGGTGCAGGGCGCCGACTCGAAGAACGACATCCTGGACGCCGCCGACATCTACACCGACTACACGGGCGGCATGATGGGCCCGCACCAGAGCGACGGCAAGCTGATCGCCTCGGCGTTCGCCGACTGGGAGTCCAGCCGGGGCAAGGATTCGGCCAACGGGCTCGTCACGATCTACGACAAGACCGGACAGATCCTGTCCAACGGCAACTACTGAGCCCGGACGTGCAAAAGGGGCTGGAGTCCCCCCGACTCCAGCCCCTTTGGCATCTCCCATCCCCTGTGGTGCGATCACCTTACCGTCATTTCAACGGATCTTGACCACCGTTGTGCCACCCATCCCGTTATCGGCATTGACAGAGATCGGGGACAGCCACTTCACCCGGCGCTCCGCCTTCTCCAAACGCTCCTCCGGCGTCATGGACTTGGTGCCCTCGCCCGCCCAGTAGGTGTGGAAGTGCGCACGCCTCATGTGGGGCCTGGACGACCGCTTGGAGCCCGTGGAACCGCGTCCCTCCCTCGGCTCCGTCTCCTCGCCGTCCCAGTGCTCCAGGGACGCCAGCACGGCCCCCGAGTTGAATCCGATCTGGTACCGGGCGGACTTGCCGCCGCCGTACGTCTTGTCCCATTTCTTCCGCTTGGGCGGCGGGGCCGACGTGAGGGTCCTCGGCTTCGACTCCAGGTTCTGACTCACCAGGTAGAGCATGTGCGGAACGATCACGTGCAGCAGGCTGGAGATGTAGTCCCGCTGGGCGTTATCCGACTGACCCGGGATCGACGGGTCCCAGGCGAATCCGCTCAGGCCCCGGTCGATCAGCTCGTCCAGGGTGGCGTCCGCCCCGGAGATCGGCAGGGTGATCCGGGAGTGGTCCCAGTCCACGATCTCCTTGCCGTCGTCGGACAGCACCTCGGATACCGCTGTGATGTGGAAGGCAGTGGCCCGATCGTCCGTGGTGTCCACGTACTGCTTGCGGTTGGTCATGCCCGCCACGTACCAGCCGACCAGCCGGACCGGCTTGTCTGCCGAGTCCTTCAGCATGACCGGACTGCCCAGGTACACCAGGGGGTTGCGGTAGACCAGGTTGCCGAGAACCATCGGCGGGAACTTGTCGCTGCCGGAGCTGCGCAGGTGCCCGGTCATGCCCGGGTGGATCTCCAGGACGACCCGCTGGGTCGACTGCCACAGCTCATGCACCGCGACTTCCTGCGCGGTCATCTGGAGGTGGTGCATGAGGACTTCGTTGTTCGGGATCGCCAGCGTTTTACCGGTGGTGTGCCCCTCCCGGAAAGCATCGGCCATGGTTTCCCAGCCCCAGGCCTCCAGCCATTCGCGGGCTCCGAGGGTGCGCCGGTCCAGCTCGGACACCCATTTCTGGGCGGTCCAGGGGTGGTTGTCGTACGGGTACATCGACAGCATGCCGCGCGGGATGAGGTCCCGGGTGTCCCGCGCGAATGCCTTGCGGGGAACGTCAGCCATGATCAACTCTCCAGGGGTTTGGATGTATCTACCCTAACTGAAAAGGCCCGGAGTAGGCAACTCCGAGCCTTTTCTAGCTGGGGTTCTCCGGCTTCGGAATCTCCGGACACAAGAAGTCCAGCGACCCGTCCTCCAGCTCGTGCATCGTCAGCAGGCCGGTCCGGTGCTTCTCGTAGACGATCTTCACACCGCACCACTGGCAGCGATCCAGGCTGATCATGGTGGGTTCCATGGCACCTCCCTGGGACGTATCTACGCTAGCACCGGGTCTTCCATGGAACTACCTCTTCCTCTTTTCGAACGTCTCGATGTATTCCTCCGGGGAGTACGTACCTTCCCCGAGAGTCCAGGCCATCGTGTGAGCCCACCGCAGGTACCGGGCACGCCAGTTGCCGACGATCGCCCACTCATGGCCGGGCCAGTCCTTCTTGATGCCCTCCCGGAACCCCAGAGCGAAAGTCCACGGGTCTTCGTCGTGATCCCCCTCAGCGATGTACTCGTGCAGCTGCTGAGGGTCGTCCGTGAACGGGTCCACAACCCGGATGGACATCAGCATCACGGCGCCCTTCACGGTGCCGTCAACGTCCTTGAGCAGGGGCCTGCCTTCGGTGATCATGGTTGCCTCTCAAATCGGGTGAATGGGTAAGGGGGCCCGAAGGCCCCCTAGTTGGGACTTACCAGCCCATCTTGCCCTTGCAGATGGGGCCAATTCCGTCGCGGATGCTCTCCTTCTTGGTGAGCACCTTGGAGCAGATGCAGCAGTTGCCTGTCTTCTTGCCGAACTTGGCCGCCTGCTCCAGCGTCAGCTTGTCAGCCGCCGTGATCTTGAAGATCGCGCCCTTGGCGAACTCGAACTTCTTGGTGGCCGGGTTGAAGACCAGGGCGTAGCACTTGCCCGAGGACTTCGAGGTCTGGACCTTGTAGTAGGCCTCGCCGACGCAGTAGAAACCCTCGCCGACCAGCTCAGTCGCCTTGGCCGTGGCCGCCTTCGGCTTGTCGCCCTTCCAGGGGCACTTGGCCAGCTTGTCGATGAGTCGGGAGGCCGCGACCGCCGTCATGTCCAGCTCGTAGGTGGCCGCGAGTCCGGCCGGGACTCGGCGCAGCTCCAGCAGCGACGCGATGTAGGCGGACTGCTTGGGGCTCATGGTCTTGGGGGCGGTCAGCGTGGCCATCTCGGGTCTCCTAGGTTTGGTGTCCCTTGCGATGTATCTACACTAACACATGCCCGAGCGAGTAGGCAACACAGAACCAAAAGATCATGGAAATATCTCCCCTGATACACTGGAGATCACCGAACCCCACCACAACCGAGGAACCATGACCCCCCAGAACATCCGGGCGCGCATTGAAAGCCTGCTGCGCTTGGCAGAAGACCCCGGCGCCACCGACCAGGAGCGGGCCCTCGCCCTGGACCGGGTAGCCGAACTGACCCAGAAGTACGCGATAGACGCCTCCAAGCTGGACCCCCACAGCGGGCAGTACCAGCGGGAGGACGTCGTCACCCACGCCTTCCGCTTCCCCACCTCCTACGGCCTCAACTCCGCCCGGGGACACGGCATCAACCAGATCATCGCGGCCATGGGAGCGGACGGGTACATCCGGAACGTCCGGCGCGGGAAGGGCACAGAGGAAGAAATGGTGGTATTCGCGACAGAGTCCACCATGGAAGTCCTCAAGGTGCTCATTCCGTCCCTGACGCTCCAGGAGAACAACGCCTGCCGGAAGTACATCGAGCGGGTCCAGCAGGAGCCGGGCATCGCCAGCCTGCGGAAGATCGTCTCCCTCATGCGGCAGGACGGCAAGGACCCCAAGGAGTTCAAGAAGCACCTGGACTCCGAAATGCGGTTCCGGCGCCGTGGCTTCGTCCTCGCCTTCTACGTGGAAGCCGCCGAGCGGATCCGGCTCAAGCGCAAGGATGCCGTCCAGGCAGCGGGCAGGGGCTACGAGGTGGTCCTTGTCGACGCGGCGGCCCGGATCGCCCAGCAGATGGCCGACATCAGCGGTCTGTCCAGGTCCCGTCCCCGGGGCAGCATCAGCGCAGACGGCTGGGACCGGGGCACCGAGGCCGGTCGGCAGGCGATGGTAGGACAGACCGAAGTCCACGGAGGCCGTAAAGCCCTCGGAGGGTGATAGGCTACAAGCGGGTTCGGATGCTAGGGGGGTCGTTGACGGCGGCCCCCCTGAACCACATCCTGACCTGCGCAATCACCATCCAGCAGTACTTCTTGCAGGCGCCCGTGGTGGAAATGGCATACACAGCAGTCTCAAAAACTGCCGCCGCAAGGCATACGGGTTCGAACCCCGTCAGGCGCACAGGTGCATGAGAGACGTCACGCCAGCATTCGTCGGCCTGTATGGCGGCTACCTGGAGACGGGAACAGCACCTGGTTAGCTGCGCTCCAACCGCATCTCAGGAGGAGCATGCAGGGGTCTGGCCAGCCTTACCTATCAATGGCCACCAGACTTCTCAGGGGGCGTCATGGAAGACACCCGGACGGCACTCCGGGACGCCATAACCACGGCCTACCTGTGGTACCTCGGGCCGCAGCGGGACGACGACTGGTTCGCCTCCTACGCGGCCACCTATCCACCCGACATCCGAGAGGGTCTGCACGTCTACCGCACTGGTGGCGAGCAGGCCCTTGACGCGTATCTGGAGAAATCGTGACAGACCTGGACTATGACACAGAATTCCTCGAAGACGGTCGCACGGTCGATCTGATCTCGATCGCGATCGTGGCGGAGGACGGCGAGTTCTTCTACGGGATCAACGAGGACATGCCGCTTGGGCCGATCTCCCGGCACAAGTGGCTGATGACGCACGTGATGCCATCGCTGCCGTTGACGTCGGGTCCGTACGGCCCGTGGGACGGGGACCACCCGGACATCCAGTTCGTGATGCCGTACGAGGAGATCGCGGAGGGCGCCCGGAAGTTCATCACCCGCTACACGGACCCGTGCCTGTGGGCAGACCACGGGGCCTATGACCACGTCGCGCTGGCCCAGCTGTTCGGCACGATGATGGATCTCCCCCACGGCGTCCCGATGTGGACGGCTGATTTGCAGCAGGAGATCCGGCGTCTGGGGAATCCCCGGGTGCCGGTGCAGATGTCCGGGGCGCACAACGCGCTCCAGGACGCCTGGCACGTCCAGAAGGTGCGGCAGTTCCTGCGGAACTATGAGCAGAACTACGTGATCAATTACGTGAAGGGGCTTACTGATGGATCCCGTTGAGCTGAGGAACCGGTTCGAGTTTCACCCGGCGCGGACGCCGGAGCGGGCGGCGCAGCATGACCTGGTGCGGGAGTGCTGCCTGAACTTCGCCGAGTACCTGAACGAGGCGCTGCCGGATGGCCGGGAGAAGTCGACGGCGGTCACGAAGCTGGAGGAGGTCATGTTCTGGGCGAACGCGGCCATTGCTCGGCGGGACAACTGACGGCGCTTGTGCGCTAGTTCACGAATGTGCTAGGGTAGATACATACCCACCGACCTACCCTGGAGACCACGTTGCAGGAGAACAAAGCACTCTCATCCCTGATCGGCGGCGCCCTCGGAGACGCCCTCGGCTACAGCCGCGAATTCGTCGGCCACGAAGCCCTCCTGGACGACCTCCGCGACAGAAACTGGTGGAACGCCGACCTCTACAACGGCCCGTGGGAGATGACGACCCGCGACGGCGATGCGCTCATCTCCGACGACACCCAGATGACCATCGCCACCGGCCGCGCCCTCCTGGCCACCGACAAGGAGGCCGACGACTACTACGGCGACTTCGCCAAGAACCTGTCCGAGGCCTACATCACCTGGTCGAAGCACCCCGACAACAACCGGGCGCCCGGAGGCACCTGCATGCGGGCCTGCGCCAAGCTGGACCAGGGCTTCCCCTGGTACGACGCCACGGACATCCACTCCATGGGATGCGGCGCCAACATGCGCGTTGCCCCCATCGCCCTCATGAGTGAGGTCGGACTCCTCATCCAGCGGGACCTGGCTGCCCTGTCAGCTGCCGTCACGCACGGGCACCCGGCAGCCGTCGTGGCCGCCATGCTCACGGTTGAGACGATCGTGGCCACGCAGGAGGGCATGACCGGCCGCGAGATTCTGGAGGAGGCGGTCAAGCTGTGCACGACGCACCGTCTCCCCTACCCCAAGGTGCTCGGGGACCTGTGGGTGCAGTCGGAGTACGGCTCGGCTGCCGCCTACATGGAGGCCGGGTACATGGAGTGCGTCAAGTGGCTGTTCAAGGCTGCGGCAGCCATCGAGCTGGGCTGGAAGGGCCAGTGCGACCCATGCGACATCACGGGTCAGGCCTGGACCGCCCCGGAAGCCCTCGCGGGCGCCCTGCTGTGCGTCGCCGGGCTCTGGGACAACCCGGTGGAGGTCATCCAGCGCGCGGCCGTCTCCAACGGCGACAGCGACTCCATCGCCGCCATCGCCGGAAACATCCGGGGCGCGGCCGGAGTCGAGTGGCCGAAGAACTGGGTGCACTCCCTGGAGACCGGCCCCGTCCGGGAACTGCGGAAGCTGTCCCTGGCACTGTGAGTAAGACCTCGGGGGCTCGCACGGTGTTCCGTGCGAGCCCCCTTCCCATGAATGGAGAAATCGACATGACGACGGACCTCACGAAGTCCGCTCGCGGCAACACTGCTCGTCCGGACTGGGACACCTACTTCCTTGGGATAGCTCGCGCCGTGGCTGCCCGTGCTGACTGCACCCGGCGTCGCGTCGGCTGCGTCATCGTGGACGAAGATCACCGCATCCTGGCCACCGGGTACAACGGATCGCCGCCCGGAGGGGCGTCCTGCCTCAAGGGTGACTGCCCTCGGGGACGGCACTTCCAGTCGGCCATGGGGCCCGAGGAATGCATTTGCGGGGCCGACTGGCCGTGCGAAGAGGCGGTACCGCCCGGCAGCTCCTACGACACCGGGCCCGGAGCGTGTGTGAGTATCCACGCCGAGGCGAACGCATTGCTGTTCGCACGGGCCTCCGTAAAGGGCGCCACCCTGTACTGCACGGATGCCCCCTGCGGAGGGTGTGCCCGGCTTATCCAGGGTGCCGGGATAGCCCGGGTTGTGGTGCCGTCGTGATCATAGATATGCCCTGCCAGGAGTGTGGGGAGGTCATCCAGGCCCGTCGCCGGAATCGCCGTTTCTGCGACGGGTGCAAGGCCAATAGGGAAGCGGCCCGGAAGAAGGCGGCCAAGGTACCGAAGGGCCGGACCGTGCCGTTGACGTGCGAGCGCTGCGGGAACACCTGGACGTCCGTAAAAAACAACGGGCGTTGGTGTCCTGAGTGCCGCCCGATCATCCAGAAGGAGCGGATCAAGGCGTACACCTCCATACCGGAGGTTCGGAAAGCACGCGCCGTCTACATGAAAGAGCGCGGGTATGCCCGCAAAGCCCAGCTTGCTCAATACGGCCTAACCGTTGAGGACTTCGATCGCATGCTTGCGGAACAGGGCGGCGTGTGCGCCATCTGTTCCAGGGAGCACGAGCGGATGTGTGTGGACCACTGCCACGAGACCGGGAAGGTGCGGGGAATTCTGTGTAGCCCTTGCAACCGAGCCATAGGACAGCTCGGGGATACCGTGGAGCATGTACAGCGTGCGGTCACCTATCTCATGAGAACCAGTCATAACTGAATTCCTGTCAATACCGTAGATAGCCGTCCACCTGGTGGGCGGCTATCGGCGTTTATCGGGCAATTAGTCTGTTCGAGGACACGCCGCCTTCTCCGCTATTCAAAGGGCGTGTCGGCCCCCGGTGCTAGACTCTCACCACCAAGATCACCCTGGAGAAAGCGACGACGGTGGAGACAGAACAGGCCCAGCCTCCTGACAAGATTCCTGACCTGCTGAAATTCGAGCGGTTCCTGATGGGGACGGTGATCGCCGGGGCTTTCCTGGTAGGCAGTCTCGGTCTCGCGTCCTCGTTCGAGACGGTCGGAAACGCCGCCCGAGAATGGGGATTTCACCCGTTTTGGGTTCTTCCGGTGGCGATCGACGTCGCCGTCCCCGTTTTCTCCCTCGCTCACCTCTTGCTGATCCGGGCGGATATGCCGCTCGGCTGGGTCCGCGCAGTCCCGTGGGGATTGACCGGCGTCACCATCTACCTGAATATCGAAGCGGCTGGCTCCAGCGTGGCGTCGAAAATCGGGCACGCGGCTCTCCCGCTGCTGTGGGTGATCTGCTCCGAGATTGCCGCGCACGTTTATCGTTCGTTGATCGGTGCGGTCACCGGGCGGCGGATGGAAAGGGTCAGGAAATCCCGCTGGCTGCTGGCCCCGTTTTCCACGGCTGGCCTGTGGCGGCGAATGGTTCTGTGGGAGGTCACCTCTTATCGGACGGCCCTGGTCCTGGAGAGCAAGCGGCTTATGGCGAGGGCGGATCTGAGGGACGTGCACGGGCGGGGGTGGCGTCGGAAGGTGTCCCGTAGGCAGCTGGTCCAGTTGCGGCTGGGGGAGATGGAACCGGCGGTGGAACTGGAACAGCCGGTGGTCCAGGTTCCGGTCCAGACGGTCCCGGAGTTGGAACGGGTGTCCGGGTCGGTTCCACGGACTGGAACGGGACGGCACCGGAGCCAGGCTGTGGAACGTCGGGTGGAACAGGTGGAACAGGCGGTGGAACCGGCTCCGGTTCCGGTCCAGGTTCCACTGGAACAGCCGGTGGAACCGGAGGTGGAACTGGAACAGGTCCAGGTTCCACTGGAACAGCCGGTGGAACTGGAACGTGGAACGGACCTGGAACAGGTGGAACCTGGACTGGAACCGGTGGAACTGACGGGGCGGGCGTCCACGAAGAACTCCCAGGTCAGGGCGGTTCTGGAACTGATGGAACAGGTTGGAACGAGCGACGTGAGCACGACAGTGATCGTGGAACAGACCGGGATGCCGAAGACCACCGCGTACCGGAGGCTCAAGGACGCTCAGAAGGAGTGGAACGCGGGTCGGCGGACCTGGAACGGTGGAACGGGAACCGCCCAGACTGGAACGTGAGCGGGTGGAACCGAACACCTGAACTGGAACGGGCCCACTGGAACGAGGTGGACCGGATCCACTGGAACAGGAACCTGGAACGGTTCTGGAACGCACGACGGCCGTCCCTCGGCGAAGGAGGGGCGGCCGTTGCCGTGTCAGCGTACAGGCCTCAGGCGAGGCGCTTGTACAGGCTCCCGGGGGTCACGTAGCCGTCCCAGCGGGCGTCCGAGAACAGCTTGATCCCGGCGAGCGCATAAGCCCGGTCCACAAGCTGGGAGCAAATCTGATGGTCCGTGGATGCCACGAATTCCCGGAGTCCGGGAAGGGGCAGGTGCAGCCGGTGCGCGGCTATTGCCAGGTAGTCCACGAAAGAGTACGGGGTGTCGATAAACGACCGGGCGATATTGCAGATCCGCTGCCGGTCGGCTTCGGTGAGTCCAGCGGGGGAGACGTAAAGGACGTCTACGTCGTCGTATTCGTCCTGGGAAACGATCTGGGCGCCTCCCGGCATCGCCTCCATCAGCATTCCGTCTTCGAGGACGATGAATGCGTGCTCGTAGTGGGAGAAGCCGTCGCCGTTGAGCCACTGGCCTAAGCGAATCAGCTGGCCGACGATTCCGGCGATGCTGGTTAAGCCGATGTCTCCGGGCTGCGGTGTGTTGTGAATCAATGCGACCTCCCGGGCGCGTAACAGGATCTTCTGTGCTGCGGCGGAATGACTCATGGGAGGTTGGGCGGGTAAAGCCATCAGAGGACCACTAAGAGCGTCGCGGGGGCGGCCCGCTGTAACGTCATCCCGGAGTTGGCTAAAGCCGGGAGAATGGCGTCCAGGCAGGTTCTCGGGCCGCTTACGGCTATCGTCCGGTCCGGCCCAGGGGTAATCACGACGTCCGGGCGGGATTTCGAGAACGACGGGTGACTGAGGATCCCGTAGACCCTGCGCATCGCTTCGTCCAGTGTCACCGTGTTCTCCTCGGGGCAAGAAAAAACCCCAGCCGCGCGAAGCAGCTGGGGTGGGTAATGCCAGTCTAGCCGATTCAGTGATTGCCGCACACACCCGCGATGTACATGGAGTAGGCGGTGTCCAGCGTGTGCTTCCCGTATTCCTTGCAGATGATGCAGGGGGCGGCGATTTCCCGAACCCGGCGCCGGGCGGTAAGCGGCTGGTTGCTCGGGAGCGTCATAACGAGGTCTTCCGAGTCGACCCCTTCCTTTGTTGCGCGGCGCACCGTAAAGGAAACCACCGGCTCATCCGGCTCTGTGCGGGACCGGACTACGTAAATGGCACCCGGCTGGACGGGGAAAGCGAAGCAGTCCCCGACCTCGTACAGGTCGGCGTCGAAGGTGTTCGGGACGCCGTTGTTATGACCGTGGATTTCGGCAGACATCAGTTCTCCTCGGGGATTCCGGGGCAGGGGACGGCCTTGCGGCCCTTGAGCCACTGGTGGGGCTCGTGGACCTTCGTCCGGTAGCACGGGGTGCCCGGGGGCTCCTCCGGCTCGGGCACCTCCTCCGGGGTCTCCACTTCCTTCATGGCGCCGCACGCGCACTTGAGGAGAGAGCCGAACTCTCCGTCCGGGCCGATCGGCCACGAGCCGATCGTGTCGAACTGGTGGACGTGGCCCTGGTAGCCCGCCCGCTGGCCGAACGGCCGGTCGTAGGTGGCCAGCTTGGGCAGCTGTGCCGGGTAGTACCGGTCGTCCCAGATGTGCGTGAGGACGTCGTCCATGCCCGCCAGGTAGACGTGCTTGCCGCCCTTGGTCTCCGCGAGGCCCCGGAACTGCTTGCCACTGGTGGTGATCTCATCCAGGATCTCGTCCCCGGCCGCCCTGTAGAAGTTCAGGAGGACGTCCTCGGCGAAGTTCTGCCGGAGGAAGGCGTCGATCTCGGCGGGGGATGCGTGGAACCGCGACGGCGGCTCAGGGATGGCGTTCACGGTGTCTCCTCAGAGTTCCCGGTCGATCCGGTCGCCCGGGTCGCGGTAGATGTCGAACGAGTAGCCGGTGTCCAGCTGGATGGTGATCCGCCATCTGTCGTCTGCCATCAGCGTGAGCTGAACAGCCTTGCCGATGACGTTCGCCTTGGTCTCGGGATGGGGGACGTGGAGACGATCCCCGAGCGTGATGGTCTCCACGTAGATGTCGCCGATCACGAGGTCCCCTCTTCCCATTCCAGGATGACTGCGGTCTCGGGGGAGCGGTCCAGGAAGAACGTGTCTCCCGCGCTCGTCTTCAGGACGATCCGGACGTCAGTCTCGTCGTCCCCGAGCAGGGACAGGCCCACGACCTTGCCGGTGATCCAGTTGCCGTCATCGGCTCTGAGGCTGATCTGGTCGCGGAGGCTCAGTTCATCCACTGTGCCGGTGTCGGTGAAACTCACGGTGTCTCCTCGGTCGGTTCGGGGGTCGGGGCGGTCTCAGGCTTCGGGGCGACGCCGAGGCGGTCGTAGAAGCCACGGAGCAGACGCTCGCACGTGTCCTTGGCCGCCTGGTCAGTTGCCCAGCACCGGGCGAACTGCTTGTAGCCCGGAAGGTAGTGCTTGATCGTGAAGGGGTAGCCCTGCACGTGGCTGACGTTCCGGGCGATGGTGAACAGGCGGATCCCGTTCACCGTGCCCGCGTTCTGGGTCCAGTCGCCGGACCAGGTGATGCGATCAGGCATTACAGCTCCTCGGGGATCTCGATGCCGTTATCCCGGAGGGCCTGCTCCAGGACCGCGATCCTGTCCCGGGCGATCTGCTCGCGACGGCTCGCGTTGGTCTGCCGGTAGCCCTCGTTGACCAGGGCGATGATCTCCAGCTCCTCGGGGGAGGCGTCGAAATCGGGGACGATCTCGGTCTCCTCCGGCAGGTAGCCGGTCTGCTCACGGTGCTGGAAGGCTGCCATCTCGATGCTGTCCATTACGCCTGTCCCTCCACGATCTTCACGATGTCCCTGGCGACGCAGTAGCTACCGAACTGCCGGGCGATGTCATCGGCGGTCTGGATCTCCTTGGGCGCGTCCTTCAGACGCTGGAGCGTGTACGCCACGTCGACCTCCAGTACGCCGAGGTCGATCAGGGGATCCAGGTCGCTCATGGATGCGCGGAGGATCTTCTCGGCGTCAGGGCCTTCGAGAATCTTGATGGCCTTCTGGATGACAGCTGCGTCGTCCATCGCGGTCTCCTCGGTTCGGTGTCTGCGTTGTATCTACCCTAGCACGTCTCTGGCCAGAAGAAAAGCCCCCGGCGACTGCCAGGGGCTCTCTCGCTACACCAGGCCCGCACGGTACGGGTCCGGGTCCCAGGTCCGCTTCAGGCCGTTCCACACGTGGTAGGTGACCTCCACGGAATCGACCCGCAGTGTCGTCCGCCCGTCGCGGCCCTTCTCGGTGGCGTACTTGACGGAGACTTCCAGCTCCTCATCGGAGTTCAGGTTGTTCCGCAGGCGGCCCGCCAGCAAGTCCGCGATGTCATCGTCCGTCGCGGAGCGCAGCGACTTGTACTCGCCCGTGCAGCACTCGGTGCAGCCGCAGTCGTAGGGGTCGATCGCGATCAGGCGTACAGAGGACATGGCGGTCTCCTTGGCTCGGTGTCCGGCTGTGTGTATCTACCCTAGCACATACCGGGCTACGATGCCTCAGCATTCTGCCGGTAGTCCCGCCACCACTGCTGGTACGCCTCCCGGCACCCGCACACGAGGTCACCGATCCGATCACCCTCGCGGATGTGCCTGCGGGCGGCCTGGATCGTCCCGCACTCCACCGGGGCACCCTTCTTCAGGCGCTGCTCCGGAGGCGTCAGGCGGCGGAAGGTCGACATGACCCGGGTCGCCCGGTCCTTCGGCTCCAAGAACTCCTGGCAGGCCGGGCACAGCGGGGTCCCGTTGGCGGTGTGAGCGTTCACGGACTGCGCGGTGCCGTGCTTGGCGATGGTGCCCTTGAGCAGGTGCGGGTAGCCCCGGAGGGCCACCAGGACGGCGTGGGCGTTGGTCGTGGCGTCCAGCTTGGCCCGGATGTGCGCCATGTACGTGCGCACCGTGGCCGGGAGCAGGTACAGCTTGGCGCCGATCTGTTCAGGGGTCAGACCCTCGGCGTACAGCCGGAAGACCTCGAACTCGCGCTCAGAGAGGGGGGTTGTGTTGATCACGTATCTACCCTAACAGACGGGCTAGCACGGGAGACGACAACGGGCGGGACACCAGATAGATGTCCCGCCCGTATATGCGCTGGTCACACGGGTTGGGGGTGCCCCGCACGGCCTAGGAACGCTGCAAGTCTACTGCATCACATCCTGCTCAGGAGATGCGCCCGAACGAGCCCCACGAGCCGTGGCCCGTGTAGTTGCTGATCGGGGCGATCATCACCTCGTGCTTGGTCGTCCGGCCGGAGTTGGCGTTCACCATCCAGCTCTTGCCCTTCCAGTGGCCCACGTAGATCCCGACGTGGTAGACGCCGTGCCGGTCGTGTATGAAGACCTCATCCCCCACTGTCACCCGGTGCCCGTTGACGTGCTTCGCGTACCGGTACTGCGCCTGAGCAGTACGGGGGATCTTCTTGCCGACCCGCTTGAACGAGTACTGCACGAGGCCTGAGCAGTCGAAGCGGCGCGGACCAGCTGCTCCCCACTGGTACGGCTTGCCGATCTGTTTCTCTGCGACGTCCTTGGCTCTGACGCGCAGACTCGGCGCTGCCTGAGATTCGGTCGCGGCGACAAGGACCAGGCCACCTGCAAGTGCGATGGGCGTGGCGATACGAACGATCTTGTTCACGGGTTATCTCCCCTAGCAAACACATGAAAAGGCCCCGATGTTGCACCGGGGCCCACCATGCTTATGGATGATCTGGATGGCGTCTGTGAGCTATGCCTCGTTCTCCTGCACTAAGTGCGTACAGAGTCTTACCCGGTTGTCTCTACCCTAGCACATCATTCTGCGTCCGGCTGCCACGGCAGCGGCCGGAAGCCTCCCCGGGCCAACCAGTCGTCCAACATCAGGAAAGTCTGTGCAAGCGTCGCCTCGTTCGCCTGGACCATCTCGGCCGTCTCCGGGTCCTCCAGGTCGTCCAGCGTCTGCTGTGCTGCCTCCCGTAGCGTGTTCAGCAGGACGTTCGGGTCAACCGCGTTCACCGGGTCAGTTTCAAGGTTGGACAGGTCCACGACATACACCCCTCGCTTGTAAAGTTTATCTACCCTAAGCAATTCGGGCCGTATAACGCAAGAAAGCCTGCCAGTAACAACTGGCAGGCTCCCTGCGTTATACCCTGATCACACAGCGTTGCCGACGTTGGCGACAGCATCCAGCCACTGCCAGATGTTCGTCAGGTCATCCGCCGTCAGCCCCCAGCGAGGGTCAACGCGGTACAGCAAGGCAGGCGCCGGGTACTCCAGGGCCACGCGAACCGTGTCCGCGCCCGAGACGCCGTCATCCACCCAGACGAAGGGACGGCCGTCCGCACGCCACATGATGTCGTCCAGCTTCCAGTGCGACCCGTCAGGGTGACGCTGGAAAGTACGCTCGGAGAACGTGATGTGGTCCATGGGGGACAGACCGACGCGCGGCCCGATCTCCCAGTTGGCCATGCCCTCCCAGGCTGTCGCCCACATCATCTCCACGCCCAGGGCGTTCAGCCACTGCCCGTGACGGGGGTGCAGCCACATCCGTGAGGGCTTCTTGGCGAGGATGCCCAACTCGGAGCGCCAGACCTGGTGTGCGCGGTACCCCTGGGGCTTCTTGGTGGCGCGGTCGGGGGACAGGACGCCGTCAACGTCCAGCATGAGCACGGGCGTAGAGACAGTCATGGGGATCTCCTTGGTTCGGTGTTCCTCATTGCGATATATCTACACTAGCACAGTGCTAGGGGGTGTGCAACATCACTCCCCGGCCGGAGGCGGCACCGGCCCGAAATCCCCCTCAGACGGCGTCCGCAGAGCCTTCAACAACTCCGGATCCGCATACACCTCCGCCGTCGACCGCCACGAAGCCACCAACGCCGCAATAGCCTCCGGCGACTCCTCGTTGCGGTACGCCCGCACCAACTCGCCAGCGAACAGCTCCGCCGCCTCCAGTGGGAGATGCCTCGCCCACGGGAACATATCCGTCAGATGGATCTGGAACACACCCGCTCCTACTCCGTAGCCGTCGCCATCGTCGCAGCCGCCAGCACCCGCACGATCGACAGCAGCAGCTGATCCTTCACCCGCTGCTCCTCCGGCAGTTCGGCATAGGGCTTCAAGCACGGATGGGTCTTGCCCCATTCGTCCTTTACCGCCCCATACCTCCAGCCGTGGTCCAGGCGATACCGCATCCACGCCTCGTGCAGCTCCTCCGGAGTCGCCCCGGCCACCGCCATGTGCACACCCTGGATCAGGCCGTCCCGCTGCGCTCTCGGAGCCTCATCCCACGTGGGCGACACCACCGGATCATGGAAAATCCTCTGCAACGCCCGGTTCGCCTCGTGCACCACGTGGGCCATCTGTTCGGCCGTTAACTCCCGCATCATTCCTCCTGATTGCCTTCCACTGTCACGGCGTGGGACGACCCCGGCCAGCAGTACGCCGCCGCGCGTCCTCCACCGGCTTCCACGGATCGAAGTCGCTGCCGTCCGTCACCACCGGCAGCACCTGCCGGATCAACCGCTCCGCCTCCCGCACGCTCACCGTGTTCCAAGGAGAGTTGGCGATCTCGAAAATCGTGCACGCTGACCGGAAGATACCCATCGTCCAGCCGTTCCTAGCGTGCTGAAGGGCCTTCAGCTCGTCCCGGGCCCCACGGATGACCCACTCGGCGTAGAAGTCCCACCGCTGGGCCGTCGCAGCGTCCGGAGGGGCCATAGACGCCCCCTCAGCGGCCTGCACGGTCCCTTCCCGGCCCTCCGGGTCAGACTGCTTCTCACAGAGCCGCAGAAGCCAACTGGGGGCCTCCTGGATCGGGTCATCCGACAGCACCTCGTACAGGCCCTTCGCAGACCGCGACGGAGGCAGCACGATGAACGCGCCACCGTCCCCGGCCTTGAAGTCCAGGTCCGGCCCCAGCACGCTCAACGACGTCTTCAGGGCAGGCCCGCTATAGCGGTACAAGTACTGGATGCCGCCGCCCCCGGTGCGGTGCTGCCGGGTAGAGGTCAAGTCGTCCCAACCGTGGACGGCTGCAAGCGCCTCCAGGGATTCGCGGCCGACCTTGCCCGAGTCGGTGTCCACGTCCAGCACGACCACACCCGTAGGGCTTCCGGTGATCAAGCCGAGGTTGAACAGCCCGCTGCGGAACTCCTCTTCAGCCTGCTCCGGGGTGCGGATGGCGCGGGCACCGTGCGGATCCTTGTACACGGGATGCTTGCCCGCCCGCGAACCACAGGCACGGGCACAGGTGCAATTCCCGTTGCGGGTGATCCCGTGGATCTTGGTCAGGACGTAGCCGTCCTCCAGCCACTCCAGGGCGGCATCAAGCGTCTCAGACATGTGGTGATCCTAGCTCTGTGCAGGTGGAACGTGAGAGGGCGCCGCCCCCGAAAGTGAGAGGGCGGCGCCGGTCATGCAGTCTTCTTCCAGATGAAGCCCCAGTGCTCGCACACGCTGCTGGAGTACACCCAGGAGAGGCCCGGTGTGGCCTCCTGAACCAGGAGATCCTGGGTGTTCTCGCAGTCGGCGGCCGGGCACTTCTCGAAGGCAGGGGCTCCCTCGCCTTCGAAAAGCACCACGTCCATGTAGCCGCCCATGGGCTACTTCCAGTCGTTGCGGTGGCCGCCGTCGACCTTGAAGACCATCGTCTTCTTCAGCATGCCCGCCTGCCGGAACTCGGGGCGGTTCTCGGACCCGGGCCGCGAGTACTCCTCCAGGTACTCCACCCGGGGGGACCCGTTCTCGAAGCTGACCATGCCCGGAACGCAGGTGTACACGGTGGCGTTGTCCGACGCGTTGGTGGCGGCGATCTGCACGGTCTCCGTGCCGTCCGTAACCTCCATCGACACGGCGTAACGCCGGAAGGAGCCAGTCCCGTTGGACTGGGCGCTGTAGGCCCAGAAGGCGATGGAGTCGATCTCGGCGTCGGGGTTGACGGTGATCGTCTCGGTGGAGGTGCCCTCACCGCGCGCGGCATCGCCGCCGTGGCGCACGGTGCCGTTGCGGGAAACGAGATTCTTGGGAGAGATGATCTGCTTGCCGGGGGTCACGGTGGGGAAGGTGGCGATGGACTCCGTGGTGCCGTCCCGGTACAGAATCTCCGCGCCCAGGTCGTAGTCCGTCTCAGCGGGCCAGGAAACGCGCGCCGTGATGCCCTGGTCCTTGCGGAGCTGGACGGGGGAGCTGCCCTTGGTCATGTTGATGGGCATAAAGGGTGACCTCCGTGGTCAGTTGGGGCGTGGTGCGATGTATCTACCCTAGCAGTAAGCCCCGGGAGTACGCAACTCCCGGGGCCTGCCAGGTCAGTTCCGCTTGTAGCTGTAGCGGCCGGTGCCCTTCCGGAACGGATCAGCCGGGTTCCGGCGCACGACCAGCTCCCAGACGGTGATCTCCTGGAGCCGCTCGAAGTAGCCGACCCAAGAACGGCTGTAGCTCTCGCCGTTGTACTCGAAGGAGTACTTGTCCGCCCAGTCCACCTGGCCATCGGCGTCCTTCGGGGGATCCGCCAGGGCAGCGGCGTGCAGGCCCTCGGCCTCTTCCAGGGTGGTGAACACGTCCAGCACCTGCGCGTGGCCTCCGCTGCGGCCGAAGGTCGAACCGCTCTCGTAGTCCGCGACGACCGCGTACACGGTGTCCCCGGCCCCCACGCCGTCCATGTCCTTGGTGCGGGAGTCTCCGGTGCCGTAGACGTCCGGCTTGGTCTCCACGAACGCGACGACCTCGGAAACACGGCCTGCGGTATCCCCGTTGTCCCAGCCGTCGTTCGCGGCGGGCCGGGTATCCCAGCTCTCGGTCTCGGCGGATACAGAGATCTTGGCCATCTGGTTCTCCTCGGGTAGGTGTACCTGTTGTATCTACCCTACCACGAGTGATGCGCGGCGACACCCCGATTACCGCTGCCGGTTCGGACACACAGACGGGTAATGCGAAGCCCCCCGAGGACGCTCGCAACCCCTGCCATGCAGCGGGCAGTTATCCGCATACCTGCCCTCGTACTGGCCCCCACACGGAGCCCAGCTGTCCCCAGAACACAAACAGCCGTCCTCCCGAACCACCTCAACATGTGAGAGGAACGGAAGGACGGCGCGCTCCAGATCTGTCATACGGTCCCTGCCTGCCTGCTCTCCAGCCACGCCACCGAGGCTTCCACAGCCAGCTCCGAAGTCTCGCAAGGCTCGCCGCCGATCTCCCTACCGTCGATCCTGGGAAGGAACCGGCCGCCCTCCTGCTTGGGAGTCAGCCCAAGGACGCGTGCAGGCTCACCGTGCGGGCCTGTAGGCGGCTCCGAGCCCGTAGCCTCCTGGTGGCGCCGCTTCGCCCGGCGTACGCCCTGGCGCTGGTCGTTGGCCGTCACGACGTACGTGTAACGGTCCTTCTCGTTGGCGAACATCACGAAATACGGGTACTGAGCCATTTCAACCGATCTCCTCGGGTGGTTGGTGTTCGGATGGTTTGTCTACCCTAGCGCGAAAAGGCGGGAAGGCAACATGCCCTCCCGCCCCTTTCCCTCATGCGCCGCAGCCTACCGGCGACGGCCCGGACGCACCGTCACGTGGTAGTGCTTGTGCACCGTGACGTGCTTGTGCACCGTCACGTGGCTGTGCGAGTGCGAGTGGCTGTGATAACCCGAGCCGGTGCCCGGGTCACACGCGGCGGTCAGGCCCGCGACCAGGGTCATGGGCAAGACAACGTGCGATACAAAGCGCTTCATGAGCTGCTTTCTTGAGTAGGGAAGGTGGTGCACCCGGCCGCCCGGGAGTCGTCGCGGGCGGCCGGGAATCTGGGGGAGGACTAGTCCTCGATCGGCATGATCGCGAAGAACTCGCTGACGTTCTCCTTCAGGACCCCGGCAAGGTGCTTCGCCATCTCCTTGGCCAGAGGGCCGCCCGTCTCGGGGTTGAAGGTGATGTCCAGCAGAGCCACGGGGGCGTTGGCCGCCAGCTTGTTCACGAACAGGGCGCCCGTCTTCGCGTGCAGGAGGGTGATCTCGATCTCCTCGGTGCCCGTGCGACGGACGCTGAAGACCTCGCCACGGCTCAGGATCTTCTTGCCGTCCGCATCGATCTCGTAGCCGACCTTGTAGCCGACGCGGATCGCAGCAGCAGGGGCGGCGACGGTCGTGTTGTTCTGGGGCTGAGCCATGGCGGTCTCCTCGGAGTTGGTGTCCGTCGTTTCGATGTATCTACTCTAGCACGGTGCTAGGGGGGCGTGTCAACCCCCCTAGTCACCAGGTCACTTGCGCTTGATCAGGACGACCCAATACGCGCCCCGGACCTTCTCAACCGAGACACCCATCTCCTTGGCCAGTCCGCGCCCCTTCAGGGTCTTCGCGTACTTGTGGGCCGCAGCCCACGCCGCATCCTGCGTGTCGTGGGAGCTGATGAACGTGGAGTCGCTGCGCTTTGCCATTGGGGGAGGTCTCCTAGGAGTTGGTGTCCTCGGTGGGTACGTATCTACCCTAGCACATTACGATCATGGGATCTACCCCCGAAACCCGGTTACCTCCTGGCGAGATGAACACACCCTGTACGACCCCAAGAAACACATCGCGCGTATAGGTGATACGTGAAGTAACAAAGTAACCGAGTAACTATGCAGGTCAGAGGGGATTTTTGAAAGGTAACCAGGGAAGTAGCCGTGGGGTAACCAGGCTGTTTTGGGGGTTTGGATCAAGGGATGCGTCCGTATGTCCTGACAATTGGTCGACTGGTTACCCTGCCGGTTACCCGCGTGTTACTCCGATCCGAGTAACCTCCCCGCCACCTCGTGGGAGGCTTTAGGCGTGGATCTCCGGACACTCCGGTTGCGCCTGGTCCTCAGCATGATCTAGGGTAGATACATCCCAACCCCAGGAGGATTGCCTGATGGCAACCCAGAGAAGCACCACTTCCGGCAGGAAGCCTTCCACGGCTAAGAAGGCAGTCCCGGAGCAGCGGAGCACCACGGCCACCACCGGCTCCACCCGCACCCGCACGCGCGCACAGAAGGAACGGCTCCTCGTCGTTGAGGCGGAGGTGGCCCCGGAGATCAAGACCGAGTTCATCGACATCTCCCCGGAGTTGGCGGCTGAGCTGGTCAAGCCGGAGCGGAACTACTGCAACCGCTCCGTGAAGGAGTCCGTGGTCAAGGCCTACGCCCGCGATATGGCGGCTGGCCGGTGGCGTGTGAACGGCGAGGGCATCCAGATCGACGTGGACGGTGGGCTGTTGAACGGTCAGCACCGCATGCTGGCCATCATCATGTCCGGCAAGACCATCAAGATGCTGGTGGTCAGCGGTCTTCCTCGGAATACGCGGGCCACGATGGACGCGGGCCGCAAGCGTACGAACACGGACAACTTCACCATGGACGGCGTGAAGAACGCGAAGGCGGTTGCTGCCATCTCGCGTCGCGCGGTTCTGTGGGAGCGCGGGGACAGGCGGTTCCGCGACATCGTGACCTTCGTTGAGGCGGAGGAGATGCTGGCGAAGCACCCGGAGATTCACCGGTCTGCGGAGATTGCGGAGCGTGTGCACCGCTCGTTCAAGCTGATCCCGACGTCGGCGCTGGGTACGGGTCACTTCCTGATGCACCAGACGGCTCCTGATGAGACGCCGTGGTTCTTCGGTGCGATCGAGAAGGGCACGGATCTCAGTGAGGGCAGTCCGGTGCTGACGCTGCGGGAGCGTGTCCGGCGTGACCGTGACGACGGTATCCGGGTGGGCGATGTTCGTGCCCTGGCCTACCTGGTGCGGGCCTGGAATGCGCACCGCAGGGGGAAGACGTTGGCGCGGATTCAGCACGCGCTGAACGAGCCGATTCCCGACGTGCTGTAGGGAAGTGCGGTCACGGGAGGGGGCGTTGGGCTTTCTGGCTCGACGCCCCCTCCGTGTTTATGCTAGGGTAGATACATGACGACCGAGAAGCCCAACACCGAGCCCCTGCCCGAGCCCATGCCCGTGAGCATTGACGCCAAGGTCTACGGTTCCCCCGGGTACATCCACATCGGAGAGTTCTACCTCTCCGACAACAGCGACATGGCCTACCTGTACGACCCGAATACAGAGCCCCTGCCCTGGGAGATCGACATCTCCGGCAGCAAGACCCTGTCCCTGTCCACCGCGCAGGCGGAGCGGCTGCGGGACCAGCTGACCGACTTCCTGGAGCGCCAGAAGTGACCCATCGGTTCCTGCCGACCAGCCTGCACATCCTCAAGGCTGAGATCGACCACGACCGGATGGACTGCGAAGACGACGACCCGCGCAAAGTCTGGGTCGTCGTCGGCAGTTGGTCCTACCGCCGCGCCGTCCTCACCCACGCCCTCCCCTTCCTGGAGGCAGCGGGGACCGAGGACGTCATGTCCCTGGAGGGTCAGGTCTTCCTGGCCCGCCTGGACCTGGAGAACCCGCCCCCGTACCAGCACGAGGGCGGGGAGCGCCTGGAATGGCCTGAGCTGGAGTTGGCCCCGCCCATGTCCGAGGTCTACGCGCGCCTCGGCATCGCACCCCCGGAGGAGGAGCTGTGACCAGGGCGGAACTGGCGCTCACCATAGCGTTCGCTCTGGGGATCTTCATCAACGTCTTCGTGAACACGAAGTGGGCGAAGGCGAATCGGCCGAAAGCCACCAATGTGCTGCTCGCCTGCGGTGCGGCCGGAACGGCTGCCGACGCTTTCGGCGGATCCCCCCTCTTCTGGGTGAATGCCGCCGTGCTGGGCTCGGTGACCGTGTACGCCTACCACGTCGACAGGAAGCGTCGGCGGCGGCTCAAGAACCAGGAGACCTCGAAGTGAGCCTGCCCGAGATCACGGCGAAGGAACTGCCCAGACAGGCCTACGCCCACAGCAAGGACCACGAGGTGGTCTTGACGCTGCCAGAGAAGTTTCGGCCGGTCGTCAACTCGGGGTTCGACCCGAAGCCGACAGCGGGCGGCATGTGGACTGCGCCGGTCACGGAGGTGGATCACACCGGGGGCATCCTTTCCACCGAGTGGACCGACTGGTGCCGCTCGGAGGACTGGGGGTCGGAGTACTACAGCCACTTCCTGGAGATCGCCCCGAACGCGGATTTCCGGGGCCTGGTCATCGACGGGCTGGACGACCTCCGGGCGATCATGGGGACCTACGAGGGCTCCAGGAACCCCCGGTACGCCTTCTCCATGTGGGCGGTCCTGGACTTCGAGCAGATGGCCG